CCGATGCCGCTTGAGCTGCTGCTGCTGCTGCTGCTTGAGATGCTGCGGCGGCTGCGGCTGCTGCGGCTGCGGCTGTTGAAGCATTGGCAATTCCAACCGCTGCGCTTACCAGAGAAAGCAGAGCTGTTATTTCAGCGCCAATCATTCCTCCGGCACCAGCGAACATGCTGGCAATATTATCTAGTAGCTCAGCGTTAGTATTAACAAAAAGCGGTTCGCCCATCATTGCAACGAAATCAAGAGCAGCCTGCCCAGTTAGCCCGAGAGAGGTAGCTAAAAGCATCGCTTCGGTTTCAGTCAGACCTAACATACCAGTAAGGTTGTCAACTCCTATGCCTGCGTTTGAATTCGCTTCCTCTAGCTCTCCAAGTGCTGTTATGTAATTAGTATTAGCAACCGCAAGCTGTTCCAAAGTGTCCATTAGTGGTTGCAATGGGTCTTCATCACCAAAGGATAAATTTAAGGTGAGCGCCTTGCCCGCCTCATAAGCTGCATCAGCCAATTCTTGAACGGCCAAGGCTGATTTTAGTTGTTCCTCGGCTATCTCTATTGGGCTTTTAACCGGCTCGGCTTCTGGGTCTAGAGGGTCGGGGCCAATAGCATCGCGCACCCCTAATAAGGTTGTTCGCACAAAGGCTTCTTGTCTAAAGAAGTCTGCTCTAGTTGCACTGCTAGATTCGGCCGACCGAACCACACCTTGGGCTTGTGATATTAATTGAGACTGAGCATCTAAATCACCGCCTGCGGCAAGGCTTGCGGTTTGGGTTAGTTGAGCTTTCAAGCCCTCTAAATTCTGACCGTAAGAAGCCGGACTTAGAGTAACTAGAAAGTCATCTATGGTTTTAGCGAAAGCTCTCATGCTGTCAGCAGATTGACGGTTTAAATCGGTAATCCTTTGCTGGGCTCTCTCAACGTCATCAGCGGCACTTAACGAATTCTCTTGCAGGTATCTAAGTTCGTCGCCAACAGCCCTTAGAGCTGACATAGCATCGGCTAGAGCGCCATCTAGAGTAAGCTGTGCCTCTAATGCTATGCCTAGATTCTCAATAGCAACAATGCTATCGAATATTGCCTGATTTGTTTCGTCTAGCGTGTCGCGCTCTTTTGCTATGAGTTCAATTCGCGTCATTGTTAAAGCGTCAAGCTCATCTTGTAATTTGTTCTTCTCTTTTAGGATGGGCAAGGCAATGGCATCAGCCTCGGCTCTTTTGGCTATCTCATCTGCGAGCAACGCGAATACTTCGTCGGCGTCTGAGGCAGATTGAATTGCTTGAAGTAGCGAAGCATCTAGGCCGGTTGTGTTGTCCACAAGCTGGCTTATATAGGAGTTAATCTGAGCCGGTATGTCGCCACCAAGACCGCCGTTACCACCAAGGCCCAAGAAAGTACCCTGACTCCCCGCCGTCGCCTCTTCGTCTAATCCATTAAGCCCTTTGTTGGTAAGATCAATTGCGCCGTTAAGGGTAGCCACCATTTCGACAAATGCAAAATCTAGGTCTCTAAACGTATCAATGACTTCTATCGCCGATTCTTGGCTAGCTCTACGGGCAAAACCCGTCACAGCCAATCCAGAAGCAAAAGGATCTACATCGAATGCTCTTGAGTCTCCGACAGCACCGGGGGTATCGTTGACAAAGAATCCTGCATTTTCTCGCTTCTTGCCATCGTCATTATTGAATATTGCAGCAGCAGCGCCTGCGGCTATTATTGCCCAGCCCCACCCTGGTATCGCGGCTATTGCGCCAGTAATGCCCGAGCCTAGCCCTCCGGCTGCCGTGCTCGGTGCCACCATCGAATTAACGCCTGTGATACCAGAAACAGCAGAACTAAATAAAGATCCTGCTTGGGCCGCTTCAAAAGCAAGGCCAGCCAAGGCAGCAGACGCTATGCCGCTGCCAGCGCCACTGATAAGACTGTTGGTTGCTCCGCTCGCGGCTGTATTTACAGCAGACCCGCTGCTACCGTTGATGTTGAAAGTCGGACTATCGCCTAGCAGGGTTTTGAATATCTCCTGACCGGCCATTTCGATAAGCATGCGCTCCCAAGATTTAGCCAGCGCATCAAAAGCGTTATCACCCTCAAGAACTAAATCGGCAAAGCTGCTGCCAAATCTATCCATGCTGCGTGAGAAATCTTGTTGCATCTGCCTATGTGCGCGCTCGCTTGCTCTGGCCGCGTCATTCAGTGCCCTCTCAGCCGCTTTAGTGGCCTCTGCTAGGTCATAATTTTCTCCTGCTAGCTCTCTTACCGTCTGTACGGCTTTAGGCCCAGCACCATAGGCAAGCGCATCAAGTTCGGCGTTATACATTGCCTGATCGCGCGTGCTCATTTTAAGGGCTGTTTGCTCGTTCTCTAAATCAGCAATGTAATCCGTTAATTTCTCAGAGATTACTTCGATAACCCCCGCGTTAATCATGCCCTCTTCCCAAGAGGATTTCATGGCGTCAGCGGTTGATCTTATTGAAGCCTCAAGGTCTTTGTTTACTTGTTTAAGGTCTTCGGCGGCTTTGCTGTCGGCCATGTTTGATCTGGTTTCTTCCAAGGCGTCACGGAAGGTATGGGTTGAATCTATAATTGTTTGCAGATCAGCGTCATAGGCATTGGCGATAGCATCGAAGGCTTCCATATCGCCCGTTAATAACGCTTTTGTCATGCCGATGTTAGCGGCAATCGCCGTACCCACTAATTTAAATACACCAGCAGCACCTGCACCTGAGTCAGCTATAAAAGCGAAGGTGTCAGTAATTGAGCGGCCCCACTCCTTAAGCTGATCTTCGGCAGCCAAGTCATCAACAGCCCCGTTCGCGTCTTTGATTGAAGTGGTGAAGCCCATGACGGCAACGATCAATAGTTCGTCAAATGTCTCGCCTAGTTTTAATTTGAGGTTTTCTTGGTATCTGGCAAGTGAATTGATCTGCTTACCGGCAGTACCCATTGACGCCTCATACGTTCCCGCTATATCTGATCCACGCTCAAAGACAGCGTTAAGAATCGCGGTAGTCTTTTGGGTTTGATCTAAGGAACTGACAGTGACCCCAAGCTCTTCGGCTAGTATCTTGTACGAGTTCTCCATACTGATATTCAAGCCGATAGTTTTTAGAACCTCAGTCTGACCAGTTTGGATGCCGTGAATTAGTTTTGCGAATGCTTCTGAAGAATTGATGTTGCCAATTACAGCCGCATCTTGAGCTATACGCGCTAGCTTTGAGGCGTTAGAGAGGTCTATATGTGCCTGCACTAATCTCACCGCCTGGTTGCGAGATTCAAGCATGGAAATACCAGTAGCCTGCATTGTCTTAGCAGCCGCTTCCATCTCTTTAGAGGTGTAACCTGCGTTGTTACCCACTATCCTCATTGATACGCCTAGAGTCTCATAGCGAGCACTAAGCATTGCCGCCTCTCTAGCATACTGAACAACCTTTAAAACAGCGTAGGAAGCCGCCAGAGCCTTTACGGAGTTGGCTAGAATATCAGATGAGGAAGTAAGTTCTTTGGTTGACTTGTCGGCGTCCTTGCCGCTCTTTGCTAAATCATCAAGTGACTTTGTGCCGGTCTTAACGTCTGTCGAATCGACCTTAATTTTTAGCGTGGATTCAGTCACTTGATTTATCCTTTGATTTCATTAATACAGTATCAAGACGTTTTATTGCTTTGCGTTGCCACAACTCCAGAGTGATTCCCTCGGACCACTCATAATCTCGCATCATGCCAGAGGTGATTCTCCCCTCGCTTCGTTCGCTTGATAGTTGGCAAAAGTGGCCCCAAACATCAGCGCCCGTTGTTGGTATAGGAACTGCTTGCTGTAACAGTTCAGGCTTCTCGCCGGACTGCCTCCAGAGATTCATTAAATGCTCTCGGAGGCTTACCCCGTCATCCTGCGCCTTATTTAATTCAAGCTCCGACTTTGCGTATTGTTCCAGCTCACAAGTTAGAGCTTCAAAAAATTTGCAGTATCATCTGACTTTTGGGTGATTTGCGCCGCTATGTCTCGATTGGACTTGCATAGCTTTAAAGCATTTTCTGGTGAGAACGCATCCTCTATACCGCGCCATCCAACTAATCGAGCAGCAGATAGTCTCTGTCCAAATTCAACATCGCTCTCAATGGTTTCGTATTCAGCGCTGTTCTTGTTTCTGAATTGGTTATTCATCTTCGCAACTGACTCTTTTCTGCGTCGATCATTAACCATTTCATTGACAATTTTAGTGACTGTCTCAGTCTCAGAACCAAGCACTGAAAAGAAGACGCCAGTACCTTCGCCCTTCTGAGTTAGGTATTCAAATTCAAAGGGTGTGTCACCTAGTGCTGATGCATCAAGTGAGGCAAGACTTACGCTTTTCTTACTCATGGTTTATTCCTTTCTCGGGTGTTGCTCTTACCCCCGCCTTCCCCCCGAGAGAGGGGCCGACAGAGGCAGGGTGCGAGGTTAAGACTTAGCTCTATGAAGCAGCACTGTCTTGAATGGTTAAAATAGTTTCATCAAACGCTAAAGCAGAACCGCCATCGTGATTGATTCGAGCTGTGAATGGGTAGGTACGCATTACCGCGTCACTATCATCAGGAGCATCGCCGGTGATCTTTACCTTGCCTAAAGTAAATGCCACAAAATCAGCCGTTGCCGTTTCGTCAGCAGCTACCGCACAGATAATGCTTATCTCAGTCTCGGCGTCGTACAGTGCCGAAATAGTCTGATCGCGCAGCATCGACGTGAACGAGCCGGAAACAGTGATTACGCTTCTAGAGATGTCGCTGGCCGAGTTGCTACCTATCTCTGCTGAGGTCTGGGTCGCACTGTTACTGATAGAGATAGTCAAGCCGCTAATCAGTGTTGCCACTCCATTGACATAGATGGCACCATTGATGGCTGACATGATGCCGGTTTCGGTTTCAGCGGTAGGAGAACCCATTACCTGAGTACCAGATAAGACGCGCGTAAGCCCTACATAAGAGCTTGAGAACGTGGCATTACCTGAAGCCGGTAGCGCAAACTCAACTGAGCTACACACAACATCTGTGAATAGGTCAGAGTCGGTCAGATCGCCGTAATACTCTTCAACCTGAAGATAGTTTTTAGTATGCGAAGTCAATGGAGGAAGACACACCTTGCCCACTACCGTGAAAGTCACATCGTCGGTCGCTGTGTCTGTTACTACAGAAGTCCCATTAAGGAAAACGCCTGTCATTACCGTTGCTGTCAATCCGGTAATCCAAAAGTTCTTAGCGTTGTTGGCCGCACTAGGTGTATCCCATCCCGTCCAGCGTCCAACCATGCCAACCTTTAGACCTGCGCTTAAATAGCCGCCTGAAGCATCGGTAAACGTACCTGATGCGTCTGGAACAGTATCGGTGCCGGAGTTGTAAGCACTAACAGCCGCAAAGTCAGATTCAAGAATCGCCTCAATAGGGATCTGGTAAGTCGATGCTGAAAGCTCGCCAGCAATACTGCCGCTAGTCTTCTTTAGTCCGTAGCTGTCACCAGTTGATTGATGATGCGATACAACCTCGTTGCTGCTGTACATATCGCGCGTAGCACTGAACGTGCTTGAGGTTCTGCGAAGGACTTGGCCGGTAGCTGAGCCAGCAACACCTAGTCCAGTCTGAACCCGCATCACGGTCTGTTTTGAAATCTTCTGAGCAATTGTCATGGTCTAGCCCTCGTTAATTTGGAATAAATGATCGAAATCTGATTTTTACAATAATGGCAAATCGGCCATCGTCGACAATGCCAGGTAAAACTTCTGGCGTGTCTGTTATGTTCACTGTGACACCGCCGTTAGTGAACGAATTACCTCTGGTAAAAGTCGAACGCAAAAGCTCAGCTCTTGTTGATACTGCTGCCGTTCCTTTCTTCAATGGGTACATGAGTTTTACCTGCATGTAGCCTAGTTCTTGATGGTTAGGTGCGACCTCTGCATTGAAAGGTCGGGCAAATAATATGTTTACTTCTTGATAAGGCGTTGATGCACTAGGAGGCTTAAAACTAACGTTCTCCCATGCTGTATTAAAAGTTGGGCTGACTGCTTTTAGCTCAGACTCTAAAGCCCTCCTGATTAGGGCTATGCTCATAATTGGGCCTTCTGCATAATCTCTGGGAACTCTAATTCCACGAGTCCCACCATGCCTTGAGGTGCTTGTTTGCTGTAGCCGTTTTCAAGTCTTTCGCCGTAGGGTTGATTGTTGACAAGATAGTTAATTCCAATCACATCGGTGACCATGACGGAGTTGTTTATTTTGCCAATAGTCTCAGCGCCCGACTTATCAATTTCGTCAATGTCTCCATCTGGAGCAACGCCAAAACCATACTGCCAATTAGCTCTAAATCTGCCGCCTGTGTATCCAGCGCCGACCCATCCAAGACCTGTAGCCGTCTCTCTGAAACCTTCTTGCCATAGGGAGGGATTGCCGACAGGTGAGCGGTAAACGACTCTTGTGCCTATCTCCATGATGGCCTTTCGCACTGTGTCCATTAAATGGTTAGGCTTAGTAACCTTGCACCACTTGTCTAATTCTGATGTAAAGGACATTAGCTAGCCCTCACATGAAGGTCGTACATAACTGAGGTTCCAGCGGGGTTTAACTCGCCTATCGAAACCACTTGATATTCTTTTGAATTAACTGTGAATAAGTCTTCAAGACCTACGGCTGTCGTTGCATCTAATAACAATTTCTTATCAGAGACTTCAACAAGATTGCCTCTTACATATCGCTCAGCGTTAGAGCTAAACTCGAATAGAACGCCGACTCGTGTTACTGCTGAAGTGCTTGAAGATACGCCGCCGGTTGCTGGGTCATATTCGCCAGCCGAATAAACCGAATGCACAACATCTTGACCAAACTTTGTAAAAAGCCTAGTGGCTGACGTTGCACTCTTGGAGTAATCAAAGCTCATCGTCTAACCGTTTCAACTGAGCCCCTGCCTCTTCGTAAATAAGGCGCGAGCATTGCATCAATGGATTTGTATTGAATCGCTACAGGAGAGTAAATATCGAACTCGGTTTCTATTGGCCCGATCTTCTCTTTAACTACTTGCTGAGTTTGGTCTGCATATAAAGTGCCCGCAGATGCTTTGAGCGCTAGCTCAGCACAAGCTCTCTGAATTTCTACAGGGATCACATCGTGACTAATCGAGATATGCACATCAATTAACACACTTGTTCGCGGCCAATCTAATGCTTGTGTATGAGTGACCCTGAAGCCCTGCCACAAGCTCCTATATATCTGAGTCATGTAGTCAGTGGCTTTGAGTATTGCCTGCTCTCTAAGCTCGTCAGAGGCTATAGCAGCCCATCCAGCATTTCCCCTAGACGTATGATAAGTGGCAGCGTCAACAAGACTGATATAGCAATCAGAATTAGAGCCACCTGCGCCACTCTCAACGATTAAGGTCATTACCTAGCCCTTGTCTTTGTCTTGGGTTTTACTGCTTTTACTTCTGCTTTCGGTTCGACATAAAGCTCCATTGTGGTTTTATCAAAGTCTTCTTCATTGACCTCGACGAAATCACCTTGGCTTTCTTTGTGAGTAGATTTGATTCTTACGATATTCATAGCGCACCTAATGAGCGACCCCTAAAACCTAAGGGCCGCTTTGCTTAGTGGATTAACCTAAAAGGAGTGCTGTGTGCTCAGGCTTGATGTTCGCAAAGCCCCAAGCTAACGAAACCTCGTACACCATCTTTCTGTAACCAGGATACATGCTGACCTCGAAGGTAAGGCCAGAGCGCGGGTCTGTGATGCTAGTCACATCAATTGCTTTGTCGCCTTGTGCTGGACGCTCAGGCATACGTGTTGC